CTAATCGATGGACATTATCTGGACACTCCCCCGCATCGGATTGAACCTGATCGCATCGGTTAGATAGTCAGGTGCAAAGTGCGCATAGGCCATAGTTTGCTTGATATCCTTATGGCCGAGAATCCTCTGCAGCGTAATGATGCTGCCGCCGTTCATCATAAAATGAGTGGCGAATGTATGCCGCAGAACGTGCACTGCCTGGCCTTTCGGTAAGTCAGGCTTTACTCGCTTAATGACTTCTCTGACCTTTGCGTAATTCGACTCAAAGACGCGCCCTGATTTTTTGGTCAAAATGAGATCCGCCAATTCCTGCGAGATTGGCACCGCTCGCTCTATGTCTGTTTTTGTTTCTAAAAAGAGTGCGCGATTGCCGATCACATGCTCGACGCGCAGGCTTTCAGCCTCGCCCCACCGCGCGCCGGTATGTAGGCAGAAAAGAGTTATCTTCCTGTCCTCCTCATCCAGCTCAGAGAGAAGCATTTCGATCTCATCTTTAGATAGAAAACCCATCCCTTTGCTGGGCGCCTTGAGCTTTTTGAGGCCGCTTATGGGGTTCTCGTGGTGGTATTCGTCAACCTCGATAAGTACACGGAACACGCCGGACAAAATGACCAAGTCCCGGTTAACTGTTTTCGGTGTAACGCCGCCCTGTAATCGCGCCGCCCTGTATTCGACAAGAAAAGCCCTAGTGAGCATGTAGGCGCGAGGGTGCCCCATATCCCTGTCAATTTTTTCAAGCCGCTTTTTGTAGTCCTCGCCATATTTGTGGCTGCTGCCATGGTATCGCCACCACATTTCAATGAGCTCGAGCAGTGTTCGGCGGTCTGGCGGTTTTCCGATCCATTCTTTCGAATGCATCGTTGTAAGGGCGTAGCGTTCATAACTCTGCGCCTGAGATTTGAAATTAAACTTTTTGCGGATTCTTTTGCCGAGGCTCCCTTTTGGGCGCACATCTACCAGATAACGGCCATCCTCTAGTTTTTTAATCGACATAAGCCCATCCTTTCTGGTAGTCATCGTTTTTTAAATTTTGAGCTAACGCCCACAAAAAACAGATTTTTAGCCAGCCTTTCGGCCTGAGCGGGATGATTTTATTTTGCCTTGCCCATCAGGGGAGAGAGGCGGAGAGACTTGCCCCGCTGAAGGTGCTGTTTTACCTGTCATCAGCCAGAGAGTGTATTTCTCAAATCTTGGATGATTAGTGATTTTACTGATAACCCCCTCAGTAAGCTGAACACCTTTTGTTTCATAACTTTTTAATGTTTCGTAAGGCACGTCCAATAGCTCTGCCAAAGCAGCCCTTGTAAGCCCCTCACTCTCTCGCATCTCTCGGATCTTAATGCCTAAACTTGACATATGGGTAACATCTCACCTATTCTTCAAATGGGTAATATGTTACCCATTCAAAATACACCCCAGAACGCCTTACAACGTTCTGGGAACCTAAACCGACGAAGGATAACACAGATGAAAGAAGCCACGGAAAGCGCCGCTGCTGACCTCGTCACACCGGAGCTTTTTGCCAGCAGTATCGGGAAAACGCCTGCAGCCGTTCGCCGGATGGCTCAGGAGGGGAAATTGCCGGTGATCCGCATGCGCGATCCTGCGAAACCGGAGGGGAAGGGCGAGCTGTATATCATGCTCTCAGAATGGAATAACTACGCACGGCATTTAGTTAGTGCTGCCGATGCTGAATGGCATGCATGGAAAGACCGGTTATCAACTGAGCAATCACAATGGAATCCGGGAAAAGGAAAGGCTGACGATGAGTAATCAAAAGCATTTTATTGCAGCTGCTAATGCCGTTATTCAAATGTATGAATTGAGGCAACACCGCCCAAGGTTTTTAGCAAATTCCCCAGCAGAAATAGACTGCGCTTGCTGTGAATTAATTAATGTTGCCAGCGCCGCTGCATATGCAGGTAGCGAGGAGGCAACAATAATTAAAGCGGCTGCGGACTACTGGAAACAAACCGGAAATAAACCTGACTCAATATTGCAATAGAGATAAAGCCATGAAAAGGATTTACGCCGAGCAGGTTAATAAGCTGCTTGAGGACTTTTATTTTAATAATGAGTTTGAAAGCAGCAGCCGCTCGCTTTCTTTCAATGTTTTGCAAAATGGCATTCATCACGTCTATGGCACGGCGTTCTGCTCAGGTGATGATGAGGCCACAGCAGCACTCAAGCCAATACTGATGCAGGTTATAGATGGCGAGGTGCCGCAACCCATCGACCTGACGGAGTGCGCATGCTAATCGTACAAATCGCATCATTAAATTTTGCCTTGTTCATCGGGTTATTTATCACGTTGTTTATTTTACATCGCTTCAGATATGGCGGGGCATTTAAGGATTCAATCAAAGACTCTGGTTTTTCTGCAGTGGTTTTTGTTGTGTTGCTTGATGCTTTTATTCTCGCTGCTGGCTGGGCTTACTATTCAGCACTTTATTTCTGGAATCTGGTTTTGTAAATAAATAAGGACGGTTTATGTCTGATTTTAGTTTGCCTACACTTTCAGGTTGCACGGCGCCAGCTCGCATATGGAAAAGCGCCAACATTGAGCTCAGTGCATTTATACGTGGCCGCAAAAACTACTCAAGAATTAAACCGCACCATTATCTCGTTATTCGGTTAGGCAGGCGCTGGCGCATTCTGAGCAAGGACAATGGCCGCCACTGGCAGCTAATGACGCATGAAACATATAACAAGGAGTCAAAATTATGACCGGCATCCCACTAGCAACAATGAATGAGCAAGTTAGGGCTGAGGCTCTGCGGCGTCTGGTGCAGGATTTTGACTTCAAAGAACGTGAAAAGTATCTGCAGCAGGGCTTATGCCCTGACTGCAATAAGCGTGAAATGTACATAAGCACGGAGCGCCCTTATCTGATTAAGTGCGGCCGTGAAAATAAGTGCGGCAAAGAGATAACCGTGCGCAGCCTTTACCCCGATCTCTTTGAAAACTGGTCGCGCCGTTTCGAGTCAACCCCACAAAACCCTCACGCAGCTGCTGATGCATACCTGCGCGATGCCAGAGGCCTCGATTTAGTCGCGTTCAAAGGCTGTTACACGCAGGAATCATTCGCACGTGATGGTATGGGCAGCGCCACGGTGAGGTTTACGCTGGCCAATGGCAAAAAATGGGAGCGCATCATTGATGAGCCTGAGCGATTTGAGCAAAAAGCCAATTTCATCGGATCTTATGCCGGCTACTGGTGGGAGCCGCCAGGAATGGATCTGCGCAAGGCTGACAAAATATTTATCACTGAGGGCATTTTTAACGCCATGAGTCTGGTGCAAGCCGGGCTCTATGCCGTTGCGACGCTTAGCAGTAATAATTACCCGTCAATGCTGCTCAGCATGCTGGCCGATGCAATACCAGACTCAAAAAAACGACCTCGGCTTATCTGGGCTTTTGACGACGACCGCGCTGGCCGCAGCCATATCGTTAAGTTTGCAAAACGAGCTGCTGAGGATGGCTGGGAAGTTAGCGCGGCGCTGCCTACCGAGAACGGCGGCCACCTAGACTGGAATGACTTACTGCAGCGCGACAGGCTTACACCGAAAGACTGGAAGCAATACCGCCATAATGGTCGCTTGTTACTGGCTGACTCACCGAGTGCAAAAGCGCTTTTGATTTATGAGCACACCGAGCGCACATCGTTTCATTTCAATTATGGGTTTCGCACCTACTGGTTTCAGCTTGATTTCAATAAGTACATGAGCGCCTTTGAGCGCATCCTTGAGTACGATGCGAAATGCGCTAATGAGGAGGAAGCGAGGCGTAAAGCCATCAAAGAAACCGGCATGATCGAGGAGATATCGAACTGCGAATTTACGCCGCTATATTTCCAGCGCTCAGAGCCTACGGATGAATCCTGGTACTATCTGCGCGTCAACATGCCCCACGCGCCAGCCATTAAAGGCACTTTCACCGCTAACCAGCTGGCCAGCTCCGCCGAGTTTAAAAAACGCCTCCTGCATATCGCTAAGGGCGGCACTTATACCGGCAGCACCAAACAACTGGACACTCTACTGCGCTCACTGCAGATGATAAAAGAGGTTAAAACACAGAATTTCATCGGCTACAACAAAGAGTTTCGCGCCTGGATTATGAATAGCGCAGCGGTGAGTGGCGGCCGGGTTTTTCACCTCAACGATGAGGATTATTTCGAGATCCAAAAGGCCAGCGTCAAAAGCCTGAGCTTAACCCCATCACTCGTTATCAATACCGACTTGAGCCAATTTACGACCAGTTGGCTCAACGATATCTGGTCAGCGTTCGGTGTTAAAGGTTACACCGCTCTGGCGTTCTGGCTCGGCTCGCTGTTCGCAGAGCAGGCGCGTGAAATGCATAAATCTTTCCCCTTCCTTGAGATACACGGCGAGCCAGGCACCGGCAAAAGTACGCTTATCGAGTTTCTCTGGAAGCTCTGCGGCCGTGAGGAGTATGAAGGGTTTGATCCGAGCAATTCCACACCTGCAGCTCGCGGCCGTAACTTTTCTCAGGTCGCCAATCTGCCGGTGGTACTGATTGAGGGCGATCGCACTAATTCAAGTGACAAGCCATCGAAACTGCGCGCCTTTGACTATGACGAGCTCAAGTCTCTCTATAACGGCCGTGCATCGCGCTCTTTGGGGATTAAAACCAACAACAACGAGACTTATGAGCCACCTTTCAGGGGGGCAATACTTCTGGCTCAGAATGCTGCCGTTGACGCCTCTGAGGCTACCTTGTCGCGTATCGTGAGCATGTTTACTGATAAATCAAATCAGACCGACGTAACCCAGGCGGCTGCTGAGCGACTTGAGCAGATGCCGATGAGCGACGTTTCCGGATTTTTCATTGCGGCCACACAGAGAGAGGCAACAGTCCTGCAGGAGTACGATCACCACTACCGCAAGGCGATGGCTGATATGACCAAACACGCCGACATAAGACACCGGCGCGTCATTAAAACCCACTCTCAGATTATCGGCTTTTTGATGGCTCTGGCGCACGTTGTACCGGTTAACCCATCCCATATAGAGCAGACACGTAATTTTATTTTCACGCTTGCCGCAGAACGCCAGCGCGCCCTCAGCCTCGATCACCCACTGGTGCAGGAGTTCTGGGAGCTGTTCGACTATCTCGATGCTCAGGAGCAGCATGGCATAAACCATGCACCAGCAGACAAGGCCGATGAGATAGCGGTTAATTTCAACCACTTTGAGGAGATCGCAAACACCTACCGGCAGCGGCTGCCGTTCACGCTGTCAGAGATTAAAAAACTGCTCAAAAGTGGCCGTGAACGTGAGTTTATCCGCACCGCCTCAGTGCGCAGCTCAGTGAGCGACAGATACAACACCGGCAAATCAAAAGAGATGCGCAAGCCTGAATTTTTCCACTGCTGGATTTTTAAACGTAAAAACTAACCATAAAGGGAGCTGTTAAATGAGCGAAACAACCGAAGGGAAAATCGCGACCAAATCCATCAAGCATCTTGTCGATGAGGCACTCGAGTTAGCGGAAAGCCAGAACGAGGAAGCACTCCAGCTTTTGGCCGCAGGCATTATGTATATTCTCGGCGAGCTGGGAAGTGATGCTGCGCAAATCGAGATGGATGGCATCCGTATGACGATTACAGCAGAGTCTATTAGCGAGGCACCGAAAGCCAGCCAGGATATTGATGTACTGGGGTCAATCAACTGGAACGAAATGAGCCGGCGCGGTCTGGTCTTCCGCATTAATAATGAGATCCTGCATCCACTTGGCCTGGCACTTGGTTATAGCCCTGACAATGGTTTTTCTGAATGCGTCTATGTGTCACCCGATGGTGGCTTCAAATATTCAGAAGCGCTAATGGATGATGCCCGGGATAAAGGCTGGGTTAAGTAGCACGGTTTATGGGCGCGTAAGCGCCCAATTTAATGGAGCATTATTTTGTCACGTCCAATTATTCCGTGGGTGGGCGGTAAAAGCCGCCTGGCCAAAACCATTCTGCCGGCGTTTCCGGCTCATACCTGTTACGTCGAGCCGTTCTGCGGCGGTGCAGCTTTATTTTTCCGCAAAGAGCCCTCAAAAGTTGAGGTGCTAAACGATATTAATGGCGAGCTGGTGAACCTTTACAGGGTGGTTAAGTATCATCTTGAGGAGTTTGTCCGGCAGTTCAAATGGGCGCTAACCAGCCGCCAGATTTTTGAATGGAATCAGGCAACGGATCCCGATACGCTAACCGACATTCAGCGCGCAGCACGGTTCTATTATCTGCAGCGCCTCGAGTATGGCGCCAAGGTCGGCGGCAACACGTTCGGAACGTCGGCAACAAAGTTTCATGGCCTTAACTTGCTCAGGCTGGAGGAAACGCTCTCAGAAGCCCACCTGCGCCTCTCTGCGGCCATTATTGAGCATCTTGCATGGGATGCATGCATGAAACGCTACGACCGCGCAGAGACTCTTTTTTACCTTGATCCTCCGTACTACAACACCGCTGGCTATGGTGTAGAGTTTGAGCTCGAGGAGTACACGAAGATGGCTAAACTAACGAAATGCACTCAGGGCAGCGTCATTATTTCCGTAGGGGATTCAGAGCTGATGCGGGAAGTGTTTGACGGGCTTTATATTAAGCCACTGAGCGTAGGGTATAGCCTCGGCAGAAATGATAAAAAAGCCAGCGAGCTACTTGTAAGTAATTTTGAAATTAAGTGATAAAAAGAACCCCGCAGATGCGGGGTTTTTGTTAACTGGCCTGCAGTAAGTCGAGGGCAAATTGTCGCTGTTCTGGACTCAGCTGACCAACAAGCTCTTTCACAAGCCTGTCCGTTGCCATCGAGCTAGGGCTCAGTGTGTGCGAGAACGTCAAATTTAAGACGTAAGTATGGCCACACTCAACATTTGAACACGCGCAATACAGATCACTGAATTTATCATCCTTAGACACTGACCTGCGAATGACTGCCGGGGATTTGCACTCAGGGCAAAATAATTTCAAAACGCGCATATTTATCGCTCCTGCGTGATCGCTTACACAACCCCACGATTTTAGCGCCTTTTCGGTCATTTTTCGCTGCTTTCCTCATCAATCGCGAAAGTTAAATACAGTCTTTGCGGGATTTCTGGGTCGTCATTTACCGCGCGCATGAATTTACGCTGCAGTGGCGCAATCTCATTTTTTTTGTATGTTGCCTCAGCCTTAACCGGATCGCCCAGGCCCGCAGCATTCTGCGGAATGATGCCGGCAATGCCTGCAGGGAAGCGGTGAGCGGTCAGAACGTCCTGCGCCGTGATGTTTTTGACATTCGAAAATTCATCTTTGGCCGTCACCTCACCGATGTTAATGAGTTTCACGCCCTCCGGGTTGCCCCGGGGGATATTCACATACAGGTTTGAAAAGTTACCCACCCCCTTCGACTGCTCAATTTTGGCCTTAATCTCGTCCTCTACCTCGGCAGTGATGTTTGGGTCGTTGGTGTAGAGAATAAAACCCATATGCGCCCCGTTGTGATAGTAGCGACGGCGAAAAATCGTAGCCTCGGAGTTGAGCAGTACGGAGTGAATGCCGCCGATGTAATCCGGCAGGCCGTACACCTGCTGCAGCGGGTCATGCGATTTAATGAAAATGATGTCTTCTGGCTGGTAGACCAGCGGCTCACCCTCCTGCAACACCACAAATTCGCCATTTTTGCGCTGGCGAATATATAGCGACGGCAGAGGATGCAGGCCAACCACCTGGCCGAAAATGTTGCGCAGCTTGAGAATAGCCAGATCGCCGCAGAGCAAATAGTCGAATATTCCCGCTTCAATCTGGTCATGGTTGAGGCCGCCGCCTGTGTAAGCGGCCGTGAACATATTGCGCCTGGCGTACATAATCCCGCCGTGCTGACCGTTGAGATTTACCAGCTGCGAGAGCGCCACCCGGTCGATAGGGAGTCGCCAGTGGTCTGCCTTGTTGTCATACCAGATGTTGTAATAATCGGTGCCGGTTGTAAGGATGGGCTCAGGCTCGCCGAACGTGATCACGCTGCTGCGTCCGAGTGATAAATCCTGCTTTTGTGCCGGCGCAGCTGCTGCCAGCGCTTTACGTTTTTTGTTTCGTTTGCTCATGCTGCTTGTTTCCCGAAAGCCCATGTAGATGAGCGCTCAAATTCATAGTCGAGCGGCTCGTTAATCATTGCGTGTGAGATGGCAAAAAAGATGTCGGCGTGGCCGGTTTTTTCTGAGCGTTCGGCGACAAAAGTCATTTTTCCCCCGCCTTTCGTGACCGCGCGTCTGATGGCCATAAAGCTTGGAATAATCTCAGCGCGGTCGCGGCTCACCTCATCAATGGCGTCAGCGCTCCACTCAATGCGGTTGCGGTCAATGGTGTCAATCATCTTCATGACGAGATCGTTTTTGCTGTCCAGGGTGTAGTGAATCGGCCTTGCCTCGCGTGGCGCGAATTTTGAAACGAGCTCATACACGCCGCGCCCGATACCGGTGATATCGATCCCGATGTGGGTGATGTTAAAACGCCGCATAATCTCTTTTATCTGTTTCGCCTGATGCGAGAAGCTCAGCCCCTGCCAGTGGTAGACCGCCAGCACCCTGAACCGCTCCACGGCGTAGAGAGGCGGCGCTACCAGCACAAAGGTGGAGTTGTCGCCCGTTCGCGCCGGGTCGAACCCCGCCCAGACCTCTCGATCTCCAAATGGCCGCGCAGCGGTTGGGTCATAATCGCCCCAGCGGGTTGCATCAACGGCGCAACGCCGCAGCTCACAGAATTTGAAAACGGCGTCTTTGCTGTCCACGAAAACGCACATGTACAGCATGTTGAATGTGGTTTCGTTGTAGCGGTTGCGAAGGCGCTTAATATCAACCAGTTTTCCGAGGCCGCCGGCGATGGCCATTTCCATCGTGATAACGTACCGCCAGAGCGTATCCGGGCAGCGCTCGCCAGCGCCCTGCAGTGCCTTGTCGGTCGGGAACGGGATCGCCTTACGTTTCGGATCGCCGTCCTTCCAGTGGTCGCCCGTCCAGACGTCATAGGCCTCATGCGTTTTCGCGCTCGGGGTTGAGAAATACGTTGTCCTGAATCGTGACTGCGTGGTCATGGCGCTGGCCACGTCGTGCAGCTTTTTGAAGCGCGGGATCCAGAACACCTCATCACCATAAAGATGGCCGTTAAAACCCTGCGCCGTGCTTGAGTTGGTGGAGAGGAAGCGCAGCACCGCGCCGTTGCTTAATCTTATCTTGCTGCCGGCACCGCTCAGCGTAATGCCGAAATGCTGCTCAGCAATCTCGAAAATGTACTGTTTGAAAATCTCGGCCTGCGCCTTTGACGCAGAGAAAAACACCTGGTGATCGCCCGTTGTAACTGCATCCTCAAACGCCTCAAAGGCAAAGTAGTACGTCATGCCAATCTGGCGAGACTTGAGGATAAAACGCCAGTCCTCATACTTGTGGTCGCGGCAGTACAGCTGGTATTCGAAAAGATGCTCGCGCGCAAAGGTATCGAGCTGCTCGGCCGTTAGCCCGGACACGTCATTTTTGCGGTATTTCTTGCGCTTAGGCTCGCCGCTCTCGCCCGTCACGCCCGGAGTGTCGCGCTGCGCCCGGGCGTTTATCTCAGCCATGCGCTCAGCGTGCTTATTTCGCTGCCCGATGATTTTTACGTGATGCGCGATGAGGTCGCGCAGCTCCTGCAGTTCGAGCTCTGTTTTATTCCCCTTATCACTGAGCGCGATATAACGGCGAGAAATGGCCTCCTCAATGGAATCATGCGCAATGAGGTCTGCCCAGCCGAATTTTTCCGCCCAGTTATAGATAGTTCGCTGCGGTATATTTAACTCTTTTGCAATTTCCGCAGGTGTCATTCGCCTGACGTAAAGAGTTTTTGCCGCAAATCTGATTTCTTCTTTATATTTCGCCATGCGCCTATTATGTCGATTATTTCATGTGTATTAGCTAACTATTGTTTGGATGAATTAAGTTAATGCTGGATATCCTAATATTCCCGAAGTAAATGCGGTGCGCGGATAAAATATTTAATAAATAATTCAGTTACTGAATGAATAAGGACTGAGTTATGACGGGGCAGGTAACTGACTGGATTTGCATTTGCACCTCAGGCGCAGCAATTGACGGCCGACCCATCGAGGCGCGAATGCTGCTTGAGGCGGCAGAGCATTACGATGCTAATTTCTACACAGCATTAATCTGGCCGTATCATGATGTTGATGATTTCGGCGGGCGCGAGCGCTGGGTTGCAAACTACGGCATTGTGAGGGAGCTGAAAGCCGAGCCTGTTGATGGCGAGGTGAAACTCTATGCGAAAATTACGCCAAACCAGTATTTGATTGAGGCAAATAAATACTCTCAAAAATTATTTACCTCCTGTGAGTTCTGGCCTGATTTCCAGGGTAAGGGTTATTTCTATTTGCAGGCGCTGGCCGTTACCGACATTCCTGCCAGCACCGGCACGGATATGCTGAAGTTTTCCGTCCAAAGCCGGGAAAAGGGATTATGTCCGGGCGGTGTAATGGAATTCAGTCTCGGGAAACTGTTGCCAATTAAAGAAAAAGAACAGTCGTTATTTGACCGGATCCTCTCGGGGATGTCCGCAAAAAAATACACCCCTGAACCAAAAATTGAACCAACAGAGGAACCCGAAAATATGGACGAATTAAAAGAGCTTCTGCAGCGCATTGAGGATGCCATTAAAAATATGGCCAGCGCTGCGAAAGGAAATACGACCGATGACGCCGGCGAGGCAGCAGAAGAAGTGCAAAAAGCCGCCGAGGAGATCGTCATCGCTGCGGAGCAGCTCGTTGAGCTGGCTGATGAGGTCAGCGAGAACCCGGAAGATGAGCTGATTAAAGAAGAATTCACCGCGCTGCGAGCGACCTTTGACGAGAAGCTGGCCGCATTTGTGGGTGATGACCTGAAATTTTCCGCACGTCGCCGCCGTGCCATGAAGGCATTTTCCGTTGCACGCAAACAGCCTGCCCAGGCAAAACCGGAAGGTAACAATGCCCTGGAAGGAAAAGTTGACCTGCTTATCGAAACGCTGAGCGCGTTAGCCGGCAAGACGGTAACGACCGTTCCCGGCAAGAAACCGGGCGGCTCTGATACCAAACGCAGCGTGCTGTAAACGGATTACACCCAGGAGTAAATAATGTTACTGACCCCAGAAACACGAGCGATGCTGCAGAGCTTTACTGCAGCGATGGCGGAAACCTACGGCGTGAAAGACTCGCGCCAGATGTTCTCGATCACCCCGCCAATGGACACGCAGCTGCGTAAGGCCATCGTCGAAAGCAGCGAATTTCTGCCTTTGCTCAACATGCTCACGGTAAACAATATTACCGGGCAGGTAGTGGCCACCGGCAACCCCGGCCTGTTTACTGGCCGTAAGGCTGAGGGGCGCTTCAGCCGCAAGCTCGATAACAGCGGCAATAAGTACGAGCTGGTTGAGACGGATTCAGGTGCACACCTTGAATACACCTCGATTGCAGCCTGGGCAAACGCCGGCAGCGAGGACGAGTTTTTCAACAAAATTCAGGCGTTCGTCAACCTGTCCTTTGGGCACGATATTCTGCGCGTGGGCTTTAACGGTACGCACGTCGCGGAAGGTGACACTGACCCGGAGGAGTATCCGAACGGCGAAGACGTCAACAAGGGCTGGCAGGCCATCGTCAAAGAGCGCTCTCCTGGCCAGGTCATCACTGATGACATTACGATTGCCCGGCCGCGCAAAGGTGCTGATTTTATCGGCCTGGACGCTGCAGCAAACGACCTGCGCCAGACGCTGATTCATCCGGCATTCCGTAATCACCCGGATCTGGTTGTCCTAGCTGGCCGTGACCTTATCGCCGCCGATACAACCTCACTACTCAACGAGATTGATGCGCCGAGCGAGAAGGTGGCCGCGCAGCTGATTAACCGCAAGGTGGCGGGCATGACGCTCTACTCCCCGCCGTTTATCCCGGACGGCCAGCTGATTGTCACGACCCTCTGGAATCTGCACGTCTACAACCAGAAAGGCACCGGCTACCGCCGCGCCGACTGGAGCGACGAGCGCAAGCGCTTTGAGAACAACTATCTGCGCATGGAAGGCTTCGGTGTCGAATACGACGAGATTTATGCCTCGTTTGATCATATCGAAGTGCTGGATCCAGATGAGGATAAAGAGCCAACCCCACCTCCTGGTGACGAGGATTAAATCATGGTTACACCGGCAAAACGCTGGCAAAAAAGCCAGCAGGCGCTCAGGCAGTTGCGTGAGGGCAAGCAGATGAGCAGCTCAGCGCAGGACAGGCGCGCGGCTGAGTTCGATCTCGAGCTTGACCGTCGCACGCTGAGCGAGGCGGGTGAGTCTCTGGCGCTGCGCGCCGAGATAAAGCGCGACCGGCTGCTGCCTAAGTGGCTGCCGCAGGTCAGGCGCTATCTCGATGCCGGTGAGGTCTATCCATATCCGGCGCTGGTCTGGTGCGCAATCTGGCTGTTTGACGTTAATGACTTTGATGCCGGTATCGACTACGCGCTCAAGGCCATCGAGCAGCAGCAGCCCATGCCGGATAATTTTGCCAGCTCAATGGGCGCGTTCGTGGCCGATACCGTGCGCGAATGGACAGAGGCGGAGTATGCCGCCGGCCGCAGCGTGGAGCCGTATTTCTCGCGCGTGTTCCAGCTCGTCACCGAGTCCTGGCAACTGCACGAGGAAATCATCGCTAAATATTACAAGCTGGCCGCGCAGCTCGCCCTGCGCGGTGAGGATGGCCTGCAGGCCAAGCCGACCGCCTTTAGCAATCTCGACGTGCTGGAGCGCGCACAGGCACTGCTGCAGAAAGCCGCCGCAACAAGTTCAAAGGCAGGGGTTGGCACCCTGCTGGATAAAGTGACCGCGCGCATTCGTGCGCTCAGTCGCGAGTAACGACTGCCCCCGGCAGAGCGGGCGCGGTGGAGGTGTTGAGCTTCGAGGAGCTTTTCGAGCCGTGGAAACCGGTCAGCCCGCTTTCTTACAGGAGTGTAAGCAATGAATCACCCGTCGATGCCGTTCAGCGGTCGGGGAATTGAATACCAGAACGTGCCCGTTAAAAACGGCGTTCCATTCTGGCCAGACCTGAACCTCGCGGAGTTTCAGAAGCAGCGCGCGCTGCCGCCAAACATGGATAACAGCGTGATGGTGATTGCACTGCTTGCCAGCGTGAAGGAAATCAACGACGTCCTGACCGACGTTGTGCGCACCCACAGCGCCAAAGGTTATACGACGGCGAAGGACGTGCCGGGCGCGAGCGCCGGCGACGAAAACGAGCTTACCGCGCAGTACAAAAAAGCGGTGTACGCCCGGGCGAAAGCCGACCTGATGGGGGAGTTTCAGACCATTGGCAGGCGCGACACGATACCCGGGCAGGAGGGAAGCGACACGCGCGAGAGCCTGCTGGCTGAGGCCTCGCTTGTGCTGCGCAATATGCAGGGTTACGGGCGCGTGGGGATTTACAAAATATGAGCGGCCAGCTGGAAAGCCTGACCGGATACCTGCTGAGGGCAACCCCTCAGCGCATACACGGCACATTTAAGTCCGAACCCGTGGACGTGCAGCTCGTCTATTCCTCAAAAGACCTTGGCGCGGGGCAGCGCCGATGCGGCTTTGCGCGCCAGACGATTGAGCTGAGCTGGTACGCCTATCCCTACCGTGAGTACCCGCCGGTGCTGCTTTACACGCTGGTGATGGCCTGGATTGAGGGCTATGCAAACGCGTTTCATGACGAGCTGCAGCTGCCGGCACCGTCCGTTGATCCCTCCCTCGATACCGAGCAGGGGATTGGCGATGTGACGATCACTATCGAGCTGGCCGAGGAGCTGGTTATCGAGGAACACCCACGGGGGGAGATTGAACTCTACGGCAGGCGCTGGACGCCGGTTTACCCGGAGGTCTGGACGGCAGAAACGTTTGAGGTCATGACGGGCATTAAGGGCGGCGGCGATGCTGAAGATTGACGGCGGTTTAGACCGTCGCCAGCTGAGCGAGTTAAAGCGCGAGCTGGCCAGACGGGATTTACCCCCACGAAAGCGGCAGCGCCTGCTCTGGCGTATTGCCAAAAACGGGATTATCACGGCCGCAAAACGCAACCAGCGTCAGCAGCAATCCCCGGACGGCACGCCGTGGCCAAAGCGCAAACGCGGCAAGCAAAAGATGTTACGCGGCCTGCCAAGATTGCTGGCCGTGCGCGAAATGCCCGAGCGTGAGGCCGTCGTGGTTTACCTCAGGGGCAAAGGTGGCAAGGCGCTGTCAGCCGGTGTTCTCGGTGGCATTCATGCGCAGGGAGCCACAACCACCGTGAGCGCGGCGAGTCTGCCCACGCCGGCACAGAACGGCCAGGCGACACGCAAGCAGGCCAGTGCACTACGAAAGCTCGGCTATAAGCGCCGCGAGGGCGGCCGGTGGGTTAAGGCGTCGGCCTCCTGGATTGTGCAGAACCTTTCCCGTGCTCAGGCCGGGCTGATTATCCGCAAATTAAGCGGCGGCACGCCAAAGAGCACCTGGAAGATAGTTTTACCCGCTCGCGCCTTTCTGGGCGTCAGCGATGCGGAATTTAACAAGATTATGGCGCGGCAGCTGCAGGCGATTGATTTTGGCTGGCAGGTTAATGCGCAGGACATTAAGGGGAAAGACTCATGACATGGCCAAGCGTGGATATCAACGCGATTAACGGCAATTCGGGCGAGGTGTCCGGCGTCGAGCAGATCATGCTGTTCGTCGGCCTGGCTGGCGAGCCTCTGGGCGATTCTCACCCGCTGCTCGCTGTGAGTGCGGAGTCTGATGTTGACGACGTGCTGGCAAAGGCCTCACCCGTCCTGCTGGAGCAGGTGCGCGCGGCGCAGCTGAACGGTGGCCAGAACTGGGGCGCATACGTCCTGATGGCGGAGGGGGAAACAGAGGAAGACCCGGAGAACCCGGACGAGTCCAATGTGACCCCGCCCGACTGGTTCAGCGGCATTGAGCTGGCGCTCAGCAAGGTCGGCGTTGAGGGCGTGCTGCTCTGTGATGACATCACGGACAAATCTGCAGGCCAGACCCGCATTAATGCGCTGCAGGCACTGCGCGAATCGGTTATCAGTTCGCTCGGCCGTCGCGTCTGGTTTATCACCACGGTGGCGAGCCCGACAGCGCTCGAAAAACCGCGCGACTGGGCGGGCTATCGGGATTTTTTAAACGACCTGCAGGACGGTATCAAAGCCAACGCCGTGCAGCTCGTGCCGTCGCTCTGGGGTAATGAGGCGGGTGTTCTGGCCGGTCGCCTGTGCAATCGCGCCGTCACGGTCGCAGACAGTCCTGCGCGTGTGGCCACAGGTGAACTGCTCGGGCTCGGTATCGGCAGCAGTGATTTGCCGGTCGATAAAGACGACGTGGAAATCAGCCTCGCCTGGCTCAAGGCCTTTGAGGCTATCCGCTACAGCGTGCCGATGTGGTGGGCTGACTATGAGGGGATGTACTGGGCAGACGGTCGCACGCTGGAGGCGAAAGGCGGTGATTACGAGGCCATTGAGTATCTGCGGATCATGGATAAGGTCGCGCGCCGCACTCGCCTGCTAGCCATTCCAAAGGTGGCCAACCGCACGCTCAATACCACGCCGGTGAGCATTGAAACCCACAAAAACTATTTCGGCAGGACGCTGCGCGAGATGTCGCGCACGACCCAGCTCGGCGGCGTGACGTTCCCGGGCGAAGTGGAGCCGCCTAAAGAGGGCGATGTGACAATCACCTGGCTCACAAAAACGCACGTTGTGATTGGCATTATGGCGACGCCCTACGGCTGCCCCAAGCAAATCACAGTCAATATCGGCCTTGATCGTTCACTGGAGGAGTAACGAATGACACAGCGCATTGGCGGCATGGATTTCGATGTCACGGTCGGCACGGATTTGATCCACGTTGAATCTGTATCACTGGATATCACGGATAACACGGCCGTGGCGCAGTCTCGCGGCGTGCCGGATGGATATGTTAACGGGGACGTGGCCGCTGAGGGGGAAATTGAGCTCGATGAGAAAAATTTCGCCACCCTCAACGAGCAGGCGCGTGCTGCAGGCGGCTGGCGCGCCCTTGCGCCGCTTGACATGCTTTTTTATGCCAGCGCCGGCGGGCTATCAACAAAGGTGGAGGCGTTCGGCTGCAAGCTGATCGTGACTGCGCCGCTTAACTTCGATCCGAAAGGTGGGGAAAAGGCGACGAAAAAACTCAAGTACCTCGTGACCGCCCCGGAGTTTGTGCGTATTGATGGCGTGCCAATCCTGAGCGAGAGCGACCTGCGCGGCATTGTGGGGTGAACCGTGAGCAGCGCAACGTTGATCGCGCTGCTTGTCGCCATCGGCGTGGCCGGGGAGCTTTACCGGTTACTTAACAGCGACGAAACGCTCACCCCGCGTGTGCTGATTAGCCGGTGCCTGCTGGGTGCGCTGGCATCGCTGGCCGTACTGGCGGCAAGGGTGCATAAGCCTGATGTGGAAGATATCACCCTGGTGGGGCTCGCCTCACTTGTCGCCGTGCTGGGCTACTCCTTCCTGGAGGAGCCCATTAAAGCCGGCGTAAGGGGATTGTTTAAACGACTTTTTGACGGGAGCAAACGCGATGACACTGAGTGAAAAACAGCAAAAATTCACCGTGATGATCGGCCGGCTGATTGAGTGGGCTGACCAGAACGGCTACGGCCTCACGTTCGGGGAGGCATACCGCACCCCGGAGCAGGCGCAGCTCAATGCGAAAAGCGGCAAAGGCATTGCCAACAGTCTGCACACGCAGCGTCTGGCCGTTGATTTTAACCTGTTTGTTAACGGGCAGTACCAGACCGACAGCGCGGCCTATAAGCCGCTGGGCGAGTACTGGGAATCCATTGGCGGTACGTGGGGCGGGCGCTTCAGCAAGCCTGACGGCAACCACTTCAGCCTTGAGCACAACGGGGTGAAATGATGATCAGGGGCTGGCTTTCGAATCTTCTGCCCTCCCTGCTCATCGGCCTGATGGTCGGCGGGGCGGCAACCTGGCAGGTTGAGAGCGCGCTTGAGCGCCGTCTTGATGGGGCGATCCTGAGCTCGGAGAGCGAGCGCCAGCGCCTTATCAATGACATTTCCGATGCCTCGGCCAGCAAGCTGGAAAAGCGCCTGCAGCAGCTGCAGGAGAATGAGTTACGAGGTGAGCGTGTTTTCAGTTTTGAAATCAGTAACCCGGTTTTCGCTAGCGAGTGCGCTACTGATGACTATATGCGGCTGTTCAATGAAACCAGTGAGGCTGCCGAGCGCGCCCTATCAGGCGAACATGACGCAGGAGTGCCCGGAGGCGCTGCCGAGATTAAGCGGTAAAACGGGCACCGATTTTGATGAGCTGGTGCGCCGGCTGCGCAGCATGTACACCGTCTGCGCGGCGCGTCACAACCAGTTAGTACGTGAAATTAAACAAAGAGAGAGTATCCAATGACCGATAAGCAAATCATTACCCTGACCGTTGCCGGCGCCGAGCTGAATTTCGAGCCGAACCTGACCGCCTACAACCAGCTGATTAACTCGAGCGCGCGCGAAAAAAATGCGGTGGGCGTGGTCAACGAGTATCTGGTGAAGATTGTCACGCCAGACTCGCGTGAGGCGCTGAAAGAGCTGCTCAAGCGCCCGGGTGTCGGTATGCAAATCTCGCAGGTGGTCAACGATGAGTACGCGCCGGCGCTGGATATCGAAGTAAAGAAATAGAGCGAATAACCGCTCATATCAGAGAAAACAGCTACGAGCAGCGCGTCTGCCTGCGCCGGCATCTTTTACCGGTTCCGGCAGACTATGACGACGAGCCACCCGACAGCGCGGTTAATCTCGGCCGGGCGGCCTGGCTTGCCGAGTGGCTGTATGAACAAAACGTTAACGCAACCGCCGAGGGCGTCGCGTTCGCTCTCACCGGGAAGCGCAGCTCATGAAAGAATTATCATTTGCCCTGAACCTCAGAAACGGCCTGTCTGCCCCGCTCGGGCAGGCGCAGCAGTCCGTTGATAAGTTTTCCCGGAATACCTCTGCAGCACTTAAGCGCGTCGCTGGCGGCGCGTTTGGTGTATGGGGAACCGCAAAGGCGCTGAATGGCTTGCTGCTGCCGGCCAATGAGGTGCAGTCAGCGCTCGATATGCTTTCCACGCGCAATGTGGGAGCTGATGCCCTGAAAGCTATCCGGCAGGAGGCGGCGCAGTTCAGCACACAGTTCGGGGTGTCGGCCGTCGGTTTCATCGACTCGGTAACGGAAATCCGATCCGTGCTGAGCGGCCTGAGTGATGATGAGTTGCCCCGCGTCGCGCTTGCCACTAACACCCTTGCTGCAGCGCTTAAGACGTCAGCGAATGATGCGGCGGGCTACATGGGCGCGATAGCCAGCAAATTCACTTCAGAGGTGGATAGCATGGGCAATGTCGCCTTTGCTGAAAGCCTCGCGTCTAAAACTGCCTGGCTCGTGCAGAACACCGGGCAGGATATGGCGCGCATTCAGGCGCTGCTGCAGGGCGCGAAAGGAACCGGCACGGGCTACGGCATCGGCATGGATGAGCAGTTTGCCGTGCTGGGCAACCTCGGCAACAGCCTCGGCAGTAATGCCGGCGGCGTGTATGACGCTTTCCTGAAAAACGCGAAAGCCGGCGCCAAAGCGCTGGGCGTGAGCTTTACCGATGCGCAGGGGCAGCTGCTCGCGTTCCCGGACATCCTCGACCGGCTGCAGGCCAAATATGGCGACACGGTGGCCGGCAACATTCCCCTGCAGGAGAAACTGAATAAGGCCTTTGGCAAAGGCGCGGCTGCGCTCGTTCGTTCCTGGGGAACGGCTGACAAGCTGCGCAAACAGATTAAGGCGCTGGCGGGCACTCAGGGATTGGGTGGCGCAAAAACGATGGCAGAGAAAGTGGCCGATACCTGGGACAAGCTCGACCAGAGCGGGAATCGTATTAAAAACGCCTTTGGCGGCGCGCTGCTGCCGGTGTTTGATCCGGTCATCAACAAAGTCACCGAGCTGGCCAGCGGTTTTGCCCGCTGGCTTGAGATGTTCCCGAATATCACCCGCTGGCTGGGGTATCTCGTTATTGGCATCGCCACGCTGACCGCCATTACTGCCTTATTTGCGATCGTGTCCGGCGTGAAAACACTAGCGTCGGTACTCGGCCTGGGCAAAGCCTTCGCGATCCTCAATCTCAGGCTGCTGCCGACGCGGATCGGATTACTGGCGCTTAACGTGCAGGCCAAAGCATTTTCGCTCTGGTCGGGTATCTGCAAGGTCGCCACGCTGGCATGGAGCGCGGCGCTCGGTGCGGGCGCTATCGCTATGCGGGTATACAGCGCAGCGACAATGTTTGCCGGTGTGGCCATGCAGTTTCTGATGAGCCCGGTCACGCTGGTTGTGCTGGCCATTGCGGCACTGGCGGCGGGTATCTGGTACGTCGTGAGCCACTGGGATGAGCTCAAGGCCGCCATTATGGACAGTGCGCCCTTTGAGTTTATTTCCGGCGTGTTTGACTCGTTCGGCACGATGGCCGGCACGGCTATTGACAAGGTTAAGGGCGTTTTTACCGGGCTCTGGGCATGGCTCAAAGGCACCACGATGAGCTCAATAAACTGGATGATCGGGAAGCTTAACAAAATTCCCGGGGTGAATATCGATACTGTTGGCGGTGACGCGGAGATTGAGCCGCCAAAACTGCCGCCGGTCGCCGGCCTCACCGCGCCGCAGTTCGAGCAGGGGGGTACAGGTAAAGTGATGGGCGGCAGTACCGTGAAAACCGACAACAGCAAAACCATCGGGCAGGTCAACGTCTATCCGCAGAACCGCGAAACGTTTGATTCCCTCATTGAATCCCGGGAGCTGTACGCAGGATGAGTAAAGAACTCTATTTCGACCTCAAAATCATCGACGGCAATTTTGTGCTCGACTCGGGCGATGAGCCGGTGCGCTGCAATAACCGGGAAAGTATTTCGCAGGACGTGGTGCATATGATTATTGAGTCTGAGCTGGCCAAACAGCTCGTCGGTGAGCGCAGCCCGACGCTGCGCTACGACATCGCGCAGCAGCTGGAGCTGCTTGTTGAGACTGACGATCGCCTTGTGCCAGGCACGGCGCAACTGACTGAGCTGAAACTCGGGAAATATTTCATCACCGCCACGACGCGAGATTTTGGCAGCATTGAGAAGGAGCTGACGCTATGAGCAACAGACCAGACCCGGATTATGAAAGCATCCTGGCGCAGAACGGAATGCCCGTTACAGAGGCGCAGGCGCGCGATGAGTTTAATGAGATCGTTAAAGACGCCGGCCTGATTACGAACACCTCGCGCATGAGTCCGTTCTGGCGACTTATCACGGCCATTGTTACCGCGCCGGTGATGTGGCTCAAGGATGCGCTGGTCAATATCGTTATGGCCAACATGTTTCTGGCCACGGCGTCGGGCATGTTTCTGGACCTGTTCGCCTGGGCGGTGAATCTTTCCCGCAAGGATGCCACGGCGGCGGCTGGCGTAATTCGTTTCACTAAATCGGATCCCGACCGTGAAATCACGGTACCGTCGGGAACGGTCATTCAGACTGAGCGCATTAACGGCAGGGTTCACCAGCTCGAAACGTCGGAGGATTTCACCCTTTCAGCAGGTGCGGCCAGCGCGCTGGTGCCGGTCACGGCAACCGACGAGGGCGCTGCGAGCAACCTTGCGCCGGGTTATTTCCGCATTCTGCCGGTGGCCATTGACGGGATCGCAAGCGTGGTCAATGAAGAAAACTGGCTTGTCACCCCGGGGGCGGATGAGGAGAGCGACGACGAGCTGCGCGACCGCACCAAAAACCAGTTTAACCTGGTGGGGCAGTATCATATTGATGCCGTTTACCGCGGGATGATTAGCGGCATTGCCGGCATCACTACCGACCGCATTTATTTTCAGCATGACGCCCCGCGCGGCCCTGGTACCGCGAACGTGTTTTTGCTGCTCGATGCCGGCGTCTCGAGCGCGCCCTTCATCGAAACGGTGAATGATTACGTGATGACGCAGGGCAACCACGGCCACGGCGATGACGTTCTCGCGCTGCAGCTGCCTGAAACCGTCCACGACCTGAGTGCCACAATCTACCTCTACAGTTCCTCACTGCTCAGGGAGGAGGAAATGGAGCGGCTGCGCCTCGATATTGTCGATCTTATTCGCTGCGCGTTTCGTGAGAACAACGATTATGACGTGCAGAAAACCTGGCCGTTCTCGCGCTTCTCGATGTCGCGCCTGGGCGAGGAAATACACCAGACGTTTAAAGACGTTGAGTCGGTGGTATTTGATGCCGGCGACATTCTCAGCGATTTGAACGTGCCGCGCCTCGGCGCGCTTGAGGTGGCCTATGGAGAATAAATTTCCCGATATCACTCTGCCGGTCTGGATGAACAAGGGCGAGCCGCTGACGCTCGCGCACGCCTCACAAACGTGGTGGGAGCGAGTTAAAGAGTGGCTGACGTTCCCTCTGGCGCAGATTGACGTTGATACATGCGACGAGCAGCTGCTCGCGCTGCTGGCCTACCAGCGCGACGTTGAGCGCTTTCCGGGTGAATCGCTCGGCCTGTTTCGTCTGCGCGTGAAATACGCCTTTGTGAATGCGCAGGATGCGGGCTGCATGGCGGGTTTTTCCCGGATATTTGAGCGCCTTGAGATTGGCAAAATTCAGCAGCTTGAGCGCCAGCTGCAGTATGACTGGGATGTGATCCTTATCCGCATTAACGACGAGCAGCTGAGTCGTGACAACACGCTCATGATGCGCCTCGTTCGCCAGTACGGTCGCACCTGCAGGCGTTATTTCTTCGATGTTGTTAACGAGAACACCGATTACATTCACCCCGGGCATTTCGACTGCGTGACCTGGTTTGATCACGACAAATTCAGGATCCGCCCGAGCGCAATCGTGCCCGAGCTAGATGAGGTGTGGCTGCTCCCCGGGGAAGAGAAAACCATTGCGGTGCAGGTGCTCCCGGCTGGCGTGGACGATGCTACGTTTACCGCCGACGTTGATGAGCCAGGTTTCTGCTCTGCAGGCGTGGGCGAAGGCTTTGTCACGCTCAGGGGGCTCGATTTTGGTTCTGCAGTCATCACGCTCAGAACCAATGAGGGCGGCAGAACGGCGATCATCACGGCGCGGGTGGTGGCAGGGGCGAAGTTTGATTTTACGTTCTCAGCCTCCACCGGCGTTGTGTTCTATTCCTCTGATATTGATAGCGTGATGATTGACTGGGGTGATGGCGATATCGGCAATCACTACGCCAAGACGAGCGCAGCCGGGGGGTACTCCGTCGATGAGGGGCGACTGGTTGCCGGAGAAACCTATACGGCGACGATCTACAACAGTGAGACCGTGGTGTTTGGTCATGAACGCATTACCACGGTAGCTAACAGGCTAACCAAAATTCATAAATTTGCGGGAACCAGAACGAGTGCCGCCTATGCATTCTATCAGCAGTCACTGATTACTGAGATTGCTGAGGGCGCATTTGTGCTGCCAAACGTGACAGATTTGGCCTACTTCCTGGGGCAGTGCTCAAAAGTTAAGTCTCTGCCGTCAGACTTCCTGACGGGCGCGACGGAGGTGATAGACATGCGGGGTGCGTTCCACAAATGCGGGCTATCAGCCTTGCCGGATGGGTTCCTGAGTGGTGCAACAAGTCTGAGTAACGCCTATCGCCTGTTTGGCTATTGCCCTCTCTCCACGGTGCAAAAAGGGTTGATGGCAGCTTGTGCCGGTTCGCTTACCACCATTCAGGTGGCATTCATGAACTGCACCCGCCTCACTACCGATATTAACGACATTTTCAGCGCCGAAAGTTACCCGAAAGTGACGAATGCGACGCAGGCGTTTTACAACGCCGTGGAGCTGACAGGGGAGGCTCTCAGATTTATTGAAAAAATCCCCAATGCCACAAGCCACAATCAGATGTTCACGGGCTGTACGAAGCTATCAGATTACAGTCAAATCCCGACGGACTATCAGTTATCCGTTGCTGATGATGAGGGTGAAGGAGAATAGATTATGCCCAGCGTAATTACCGACGCATTCCAGGAATGGAACGTAAACAAGATTCTGGCCAAAGAGCCAGCCGTGCCCGACCAGATGATTTTTGCCCTCATCCCCGGTCAGGATGCAGCTACGGAGATTGATCCGGGAGAAGGCATGCCCGCTGCGGCGTACATTTCACATGTGCATTCTGTGACCCGAATGGGAAAAGTCAGTGAAAATGCCGTTGTGTACTCAGCAGTGCTCGATAGCGCTATTGGCAACTGGTCATATAACTGGGTGGGCCTGGTTGACAGCGCCACCGGTACGGTACTGATGGTCGTACACTGCGAGGAACAGCAGAAAATCAAAACCAGTGGTGGCCAGCAGGGTAACAGCCTCATCCGTAACATAGTGATGGAATTTGCCGGCGCGGCTGAAGCAACGCAAATCAACGTCACCCCAGAGACCTGGCAGATTGACTACAGCGAGCGTCATGCGGGCTCTGATGAGCGAGTGCGCGCTGAAAATATCGATGTTTATGGTGCTGCAGGTTTTGACGGCGACGGCTTTCTGGTGACGGCTGCAGGCGGAAAATTTCAGGTCGCACCGGGACTCGGCTACGTTCACGGACTGCGCTGCCATGCTGCTTCGGCCTCTTCGCCGGGTGCGCTGACAAATTCAACAAAGGTCTGGATAGATGCAACCTGGCAGGGAACGCCAACCGGAGCCTGGTCTGTTACGTACTCATTGCGCGTCGCACCAGAGCTTGAAAATTACGAGAAAGACGGATTTCAGCATTACGTGTTTGCGATTGCGCAGACGGATGCCGTCGGCAACATTACCGACCTGCGCCCGCCATTTCCCCTGCAGGCGCTTGAGCAGGTCGTTAATGAACTGGATGTCTACAGTAAAGGCGAATCGGACAAGCGATATCTGCACCGGGCGAATAACCTCTCGGATGTTGACGACAAAAAGAAGGCGCGGGAAAACCTCGAAATTTATTCAACTGAGGAGATTGATAAGCGATGCCCGCACCGGGTCGGTGACATCCTTCTCTCGAGTTCGGCTGAACATCCCGCCGTGAGCTGGCCAGGCACGCAATGGACGGACATGAGCGGCAACTATAATGCCCGGACTATCATGATTGGTGCAGAGCCCCTGCAGACTGGCGGCAGCGACAACGTAACGCTGTCCATCGACAATTTGCCCGCGCACGCGCACGCCCTCACCGGCTTAAAAACAAAAAAATCCGGTGGGCATAAGCACGTCTACGACAAATATCAGAGAGATGGCACGCAGGCGTCGTCCAAGATATCTATTGATAACGTCCGTCATGGTATTGAGCAGGCTGACACTCAGGAATCTGGCGAGCATGACCATGAGCTTGAGGGGGAAATCGGCAAAACTGGCGGTGATAAACCATTTTCCGTTGTGAGCAGCTTCGTCACGCTACGTGGCTGGCTGAGAACGGCATAGGGCGGCGTATGTGGCAATCAAAAAAACTAACCGTGACCGGCGACGTCGGGGCGATTATCTGCAGTGTGCTGGCTGTTCATCCGTGGACGCCCGGGGCGGGGAAGCAGGAAAGCTCTGGCGTGTACCTGAGCCCGGAGAACGCCATCGAATGGGCGGCAAAAAAGCTGGCCGGCGCGCCATCCAGTATGGACGTGACCGCGTTGTTATTCAGTGCGCCAACGCTGCCGTCGTTTGTTGATGTGCTGGCAGCTGCTGCTGCCATTTTTCCCGTCACCCAGCTCACGCAGGTCTGGCGTCGCGCCGGTTCGGCCTTAAACCTCCTTGAAACGCGAATGCAAATTCCCGCTATGGCAGGCGGCCTGCCTGCAGCCGCAGCGCTTTCGGTGCCAACATTGCGCCAGGCCAGTGCCGCTCAGGCGCTTATTTCATCTGCAGGTGGCTCGCTCCCGGACATCGGTGAGGCGCTTGCAGCGTTTAAGCTGCAGCGAGCTAATCTTCTGGCTGACGCGCAGGAGCAACTGCAGCAGCTATCCAGCCACAGCCTGGCTGTTCGCTCGGTTTCGACCGTGCGCAATACGGCCGGTGCCATACGTGAAATGCGTGATGATATCCCTACGCCAGACCACGTATTTACGTTGTGCCTGGTATTCGCGGGAGAGGATTTATCGACGATGCGGGGGATGCTGAAAGATGAGTGATCGGATTGATTTTGCCCTCAGCGGTCAGGCCATACGCATGAAAAATCTTGAGGTGTCCGTGTCGATGCGCATTCAGGACAAAGACCAGTCCGGGCAGGCCTCGAGCACGGCCAGCGCACAACAGGGGATTAAGGCCAAAGAGCTGAAGGTGACAGGCCTGATCCCTTACGACGACGAGGCGCAGCTTACTCTGCTGTATGCGCTGGCAGAGGCGCAGGACAGCGCCGGCAATAACGCGCGTTATCGCGTCAACCACGACACGGCGAGAAAGATAAAATTTCGCGAGGCCACCTTCACCGGTGATGTTTCGGCGTCAAAGGCGTCCGACCTGCTGGCCTGGCAGGTGTCATTCAGCCTGCGAGAGTATTTCAGCGTGGCAGAGAAAAAAGCTGAAATGCGCGCCGGTGGTAACGGCGCGAAGGTGCAGACTACGCAGGGAACAACGGTCGCGACCGATACGCCCGAAGCGCTCAGCTGGTTTGAGAAGGTGCTCAAAAAGGTGGACACGGCGATCGGATCCTATGACGGGGGTGAGGGATGAAAACAACTGCAGCGCTGATGATTGGCGCTGATTTGGTGCATGTCTCTGACTATCACCTGCTGCTCGAGCTCGGCGCGTGCGGCCGGGGATACCTCACAGCGGAGCTCGATGCCGACTGCACCGGCTCGCTGGTTCGCTTTGATCTCGGTGTGGGTGAGAGTGTTTATCGCTGGTTTACCGGATACGTGGAGCGCTGCGGCGATGCTGAGCGCGGTTATAAGCGTCTGTTCGTGCGCGAGCTGGCCGGAACGTTAAACAAAACGTGGCCGGTGTCGCTGCAGCACCCGACGCTGCGGGAGGTCTGCGCCACGCTCTCGGCGCTCACAGACCTGCAATTTTCGGTACCGGCCGCAGAGTATGCTGATATCAAAATCCCCCACTTTAAGAGCGCCGGCAAAGGGTTTGCGCTTCTCGACAGCCTCGGCGGGGCATTCTCGATCCCGGATTACTGCTGGCAGCAGCTGCCTGACGGCGTGATTTACGTCGGGAGCTACAACGACTCACGGTTTGCCCGGGCAGACGTTGAGATCCCAACGGACTTTATCAAAACCGGCAGCGCCGGCAACGGCGTGAAGCTGGCCATCATTCCCGCAGTGCGTCCGGGCGTCGTGGTGAACGGGCAGCGCATCACCCAGGTAGAGATTGAGAACGGTGACATGCAGCTGCGCTGGACGCCCAAAAACAGCGCCGGCCAGCCTACGTGGGAATCACCGGAAAAGCGGCAGATTGATAAAGCCTATCCTGAGCTTTCTGCCGGTCTGCATTTGCCGCGACGTGCGCGCGTCACCGGTTCGCCAGATACCGCCGCGCTGGGTGACGTTCACGATCCATTCCGCCCTCGCTATGCCGCCAACCTGCAGCTGCTTGACGCAGACGGCAATGATGCCGATATGCCCGAGCTGATAGCCGTGCCGCTGCCGGTACCGTTCTCCGGCAACGAGGGCGGCCTGTTCCAGTTTCCTGCAGAGGGTGCCATCGTTGAGGTCGGATTCGCTGACGGGCGGCCGGATAAGCCGATGGTCAGACAGACGCTGCAGGATGGGCAATCCCTGCCAGCGATACAGCCCGGTGAGCAGCTGCAGCAGCAGCGCGCAGGTGTGAGTCAGAGAATCACCCGTGAAGGGAGTTGGCAGCGCGAGACAGACCAGGCGATTGAGGAAACCAGTGCCAGCAGAGTGGTGGTGAGCGACAGCGAGAGCCGGCAGACCACCACGCGAACCACAACCGTGAAAGGCAACGATTCGCTCACCGTTCTGGGCTCGGTCACGCTGATGGCCGGTGCCGTTCTGCAGCTCTCTGATGGTGACTACAGCATTGGTGCAGCGAACAAGTTCGGGCTCAGGGCAAAGCAGCTGCAGCAGGATATCGAAAGCGATGCCGCGCTAACGGTCGGGGGCGCGCTGACAGAGAAAATAACCGGCATTCGAAAAAGCGTGGCGGCGGCTCAGGTTATCAATGGCCAGACGGTCAATATAGGTGACGGGGATATCAATATCCTCGACTGCCTCACCGATACGCTCGACGTGCTGCAGGAGCTGGCAGAGCTCACCGCTCAGCACTCACACAGCAACACAGGAACGCCGACCAACTCAGGCGCGATAAGCGCCAACGCCCAACGACCCGGGCAGCTAACTGCCAAATACAAAAAGCTCATCGCCTGA